GTTCGGGTCTTGCACAAGTTCCTGCACCTTGGTGCGGCGTTCTTCCTCCTGCTGCATCTGGCGTGCCTGGCGCATCAGGGTGGCCTGCTGGATAGCGCGCAGGGCGTTGGTCTGCTCCAGCTGTTGCTGCTGCAGTTGCTGCTGGCCCATGCCCTGGAACGCCTGGCCGAGTCGATTGCCGAGGCTCGGGTTATTGGCCTGCGGGCCGGACGCCAGGAGCATTTGCGTACCGAACTGGCCGAGGGGCGTATTCAGCGCCCCAAACCCCTGATTCAGCATGTCGACGATGCTAGCCATTTTTCACCCCTTACATGAACAGGCCGAGAAGGGCACCGGCGCCCGCGCCGAGGCCGGTACCGACCACAGGGAACGCACTGCCGAGTGCTGCGCCGGCTGCTGCGCCACCAAGCGCGCCACCGATACGGCTGCCACCACCGCCCTGCATGGTCGACGACGTTTGCCCACCAGGTGCGCCCTGCAGGAGCTGCAGGTAATCGCTGACCATCGAGTACGGCAGCTGCTGCTGGTAGTTCCAGCGGTTGATTTCCGCGTCCAGCTGGGCCTGCTGGTCTGCGGTGCGTTGCTGGCCGATCTGCTCGACCATCTGGCCAGCGGCGCCCAAGCCTTGTTGCACACCTGGCGTAAGCGCGGCGCTTTGGCCGTAGCCGGTGATGCCCTGGCCGATGCCCGACTGGCCGAGGTTGCCCAGGCCCAAGCCCATCTGGCCGTAGAGCTGTGCCAATCCTTGACCGAGCTGGCCACCGCTTTGCAGCTGGCCCAGCCCCAGGTTTGCCAGGTTGCCGTACAGGCCGCCCATGGCTTGCTGGGCGTTGAGGCCTTGACCGGCTTGCCCTTGTGCCAGGCTGCCAGCGTTCGCGGTAGCACCGAGGCCTTGGCCAGCCTGCGTGCTGCCCAGCTGACCGGCGTTGGCTTGAGCACCGAGGCCCATGCCCGCAAGGCTGCCACCGAGCTGACCGGCTTGGCCTTGGGCGTTGATACCCAGGGCTGCCAGGTTGCTGCCGAGGCTGCCGGCGTTGGACAGCGCGCCCAGGCCTTGGGCGTAGGCTGCGTTGCCCATATTGGCGGTGATGTCGCCCACGGTGTCCATGTAGCCACGGCTGGCGATACCTTCCGCGATGCCCTGGCGGCTGCTGCCGAACTGGCCGGCACTCTGTGCACCGTGGCCGATACCAGGCAGTACCTGTTCGCGGAACTGTTCGGTGACAGGGCGAATGGCCGATTGCACAGCTTGTTGGAAGAACGGATTGTTGGCCGGGTCGCCAGCTGCAGTCAGCTGGTTCATGGCGTTTTGCGCGGTACCGTAGCCGCCCTGGGCAAAGGTGCCGCCCTGGCCAGCCAGTTGCCCCAGTGCTGCGTTGGCAGCGCCGTAGCCGGTATCCATGATCGTCTGGCCAGCGCCGGACAGTTGGCCGGTGGCGCGGTTGACAGCCGCGTTGCCACCCTCGGTCAGGGCAGTGCCACGACCCATCAGCTGGTTTACCAGGTTGGATACGCCTTGGTTTGCGCCGGCGCCTTGGTCGGCAAAGCCCTGCAGGCCTTGGGCCGCTTGCGCCAGGCCGCCGCTACCGAGGGCCATGTTACCGCCCCCCTGTGCCAAGAGCTGGCTGGCCGCGCTCGATGCTTGGTCGCCGCCTGCACTGGCTTGGTTGGCCAGGTTGCCCATGATGCCGGTGCCTTGGTTCTGCAGCAGCTGGCCGACGTTACCAGACCAGCCGCCCAGCGCCTGCATCCCCTGGAGCGAGTTATAGGCGTTAATGCCGGCGTCGTTGATCGGCACAGCGTTGCCGAGCTGCATGCCCTGGCCCGTGGTTTCCAGCGGGTTGGGCGTGGCTACCGTGGAGCCTGGGAAATACTGCGGGCCTGGGCTGCCATAAAGGCCGCTGGCGCGCATGTAGGCCTCGGACAGGAACGGCTGGACGCCAGACCACGGGTCCGCTTTCTGTACTGTGGTGCTGCTGCCACCGCCACCGCTTCCGCCGCCCATTGTCACTTCCTCACGATATAGGTTTGCCGTTCATCCCAGCCCATACGCTTGGCGAATCCTTTACGGGCCATGGCCGTCACGTAATGACAGCCCTGCAATTCCGCCCATGTTACCAGAGAGTCGCAATGTGCGCGCCAGTCGTCGGTAAGTTCGCCGGATACCATAAAGATGTTGCATTCCCTGCAGCGCGGGTAGTTGAGGATTTGCGTCAGCACAGTAGTCTTGACGGTGTTGTCGTCGACGATGACCCACAGCTGCAGCTCGTTGTCGTTGAGCATCGACAGAATGTCGCTCGTTTCCCAGCGGTGCTCCTTGGCCTTGTCCAGCCACTCCTGCACCAGCGGCTCTACGTGCGGCCACACGCCGGGCAGTGCCATCGCGGGAATACCGAGCAGCTTGGCCATTTAGTAGCTCCGGTTCACGATCTTGCGATTGGTGATACCGCCGCCTTGCGCCAGGTAGTTCGGACCAGAGCCGGACATCTGGCCTGGCATCTGCGGCCGGCCCATGCCCTGACCCATCATCGGCATCGCGGCCTGCTGCTGGGTCTGCGGTTGCTGGTTCTGCTGCATAAGCGCAGACGCCATGCTCAGCTGTTGCTGCAGCGCGGGGTTGGTCTGCCCGCCACCGGCCAGGGCCTGCTGCAGTTGGGCCATGATCCCCGGGTCTTGCATCGGCTGCGACGGCTGGGCCATCATTGCCGTGCCAGGCGTCTGCCCTTGCACAAGGGATTGGCCCAGGCCGAAACCAGGTTGCGCAGCGCCCTGCATCATGGCCTGCCCCATACCGCCGGGCTGCATGGCTGCGCCAGCGCCCCCGCCCATCAGTCCTGCCAGCATCGAAAAGTCCATGGTGCACCTCTAGAGTTTTACCCAGGCTCCTGCCACACGTTGATAAAGGCCGCCGCCCCCGCCAGGGTTCCAGTCGGTGCCGTCTGCGAATGCTACCATGCCGTCTTGCGGCTTGGGCGGTTCTTGGTGGAGCACATCGAAGAACAGGCCGGCCGGGCGCTGCATTTCGGTACCGATGCGCTGCAGCTCGTCATACAGCCACTGCGGGGTAATCGCCTCGCCAGGGAAGGTCGGATCATAGCTCACAGGTAATCCCCCGATGGTTCCACTTCCACTTCGACGTTCTGCAGGGTGAACAGCATGTCGTCAGTGGACTCGATCTTGAAGTTCAGGAAACGGCCGCGCTTGCACACGACAATCTCGGCAGTGTTGTTCGTCATCTTGTTGGTGCTGATCCAGACCACTGGGCTATCCAGGTCAGACTGCAGGCACACGCTGAACGTGATGTCGTCGCTGGTGGTCGCGGCAGTGCGGAAGCGGATACGGCGCACGAACTTGACGCCCTGCAGGTCGACAATGCGCTGGCCATCCTTGATCTTGGTCGGCATGGCCCACAGGCCTTCACGCACCACGGAGAATGGCAGCGCTGCGCCGAATTCGCTGGACCCGTATTCCGTCTCGATCAAGCCCGTTGTGCGGGTCGGGCTGGCCAGCACAAGCTTGCGATCTGGTGGCAGGGATTCCAGCTGCGACCAGGTTACGCCCCAGGTGTCCCAGGTCTCGGTCAGGCTGGACCACAGCACGATATAGTCGCTGGACTCGATACCGCCATTGGCACCGCTGGACACGTTGTCCAGGTCGCGGACGCCCCAGGTGTCCTTGCGCCAGTTCCACATCAGCGCCTTGCTGGTGTACTCCTGGGAGCCGTCTGGAATGCAAATCCAGATTTCCGATGTCACATGGTTGGCCACGACAAACATGCGCTCATACCGCGAGCCGTCGATGTTGTTGCGCAGCCACTCCCGCCACTTGTCTTGGCCGATGGAACGGATGCTGTTGCCGTCGTGCACATAGATGTCCAGGTCGTTGCCGACGAAGCAGTGGTACTGCTCGAAGGCAGCCACACAGCGCTTGGCCAGCAGGCCCACACCGTTGAAAATCTGGTAGAAGCGGAAGATGAACGCGCCACCGATGAACTGTTGGCCGTAGATCGAATCATCCTTGTAGATGATGTTCACATCCCGCATCGGCAGGCAGTCGATGACCGTCCCGTTGGTTTCCGACAGGGAAGTCTCGCCCGCGTCGGCCGTGGTATCGGCTTCGTCCCAGGTTGGTGGCGGGGTCAGCGGGTCAGCAGCGGCCGACCACTTGACCATCTGCCGGTACCGGATGACGCCCTTGGTCACATCCAGGGCGATCAGGTAGTTCCGGTAAGAGCGGATGACCGCTGCACGGGTGGTGATGGTGGTAGGCCAGTTGGGCATGTTGGACAGCCGGCAGGACGCGGTGGGCGTCAGCTGAATCTGCGGATGGTCCACACCGTTGTTCATGAACAGCAAGCCGCCCAGCACACCGCCTGTCCACAGGTCAGTGGCGTCTGTGCTGTACGGTTGCACAGTACCCGACAGCGTGACGCGGGTGATGTCGTAGTGAGTGTTGTTGTTTACGGTGAAGACGCTGGCGATGCCGGCATACGCGAAGAAGCGGGCGCCGTCGAAGGTCGTGTGTGGGAACAGGCTGTACGGCGCTGCGCTCAGGCTGCCCTGGATGGCCCGGGAGCCTTTTACCTTCGATACCACGTACCCGTCGAACCGGGCGTTGCGGCCATCGGACCAGGCCCCGTCAGGCAGCTTTTCCGGGGCGATGTCGGAGACGATACCAACCGATCCGACGTTCTCGAAAAGCTGGAGGGGCATGTGTCACCTCATTGTTTGGCGAGCGCGTGGAAGGCCACGATGCGGTCGATGGCGGCTTGGGTCACTGGTTCTTCGCCCATCGACGCCAGGTGCTGGTTCACGAAGCCCATCTGCACAGCTGCATCACCTTCTGGCGGAATGCTGGTGCGATGGTAGCTGGATTTCAGCTCCTGTTCGCCGTCGACGATCAGGAGGCACAGGCGGACCCCCAGGTTGTTGTCGCGGTCGACTTCGATTTGATCCACGATAGTTTTGCGAGCCAGCATGTCAGTATCCTCAAGCCGCGCCGTAAGAAATGGTGCCGTTCATCTGCACGTTCACGCCAGAAGTATGGCTGTTCTGGTCAAGGTCGGCCATGGCGTTGCTGTTGATGCCCGATTTAGTCAGCGCCGCCGTGGTGCCGGTGGCCAGGCGCAAGATTGGGCCGTCATAGTTCGCCCCGGTGCTGATCAGCATACCCTCGTAGTTGAGGGTGCCGTGAGCGGCGAACGTCGAGGCGAACGGGAAGCCCGAGATAACCATGGTGCCAGAAGCAGTGGTATGCGTGTAGGTGCTGGTGGTCAGCGTGAAGCACGCTGTCACATGCCGGCCGATCTTCGTATAGGTGCCAGACTGCAGGCTGTACACCACGTTCAGGTTGCCGGTGACAGCGTAGTCGATGAACGGGGTCCAGGTGCCTTCCTCGTAGTCGTCGAGGCTGTTGGCACCAGCAGACGGGTTCTGTACGGCCGGGAAGTTGATAATCCCGTTGTTCAGGTTCAGGTTCCCACCCAGCTGCAGCAGGCCCAGGAACGCCACGGTACCGGATACGGTCAGGGTGCTGCCCAAGGTAGCCGCGCCGCCGATGGAGACGGCACCCTTCAAGGTAGCCGCGCCCGACAGGGTGGTGGCGCCCGCCACGTTCAGGGTGGTACCGATGACGACGGACGCGGCGAACGAAGAAGCGCTCTTGAAGGTGGCAGCGCCGGATACAGACAGGGTGGTATCGAGAGTGGCACCGCCGCGTACAGCGATGGTGCTGGCCAGCACAGTGGCGCCGGATACAGTCAGGGTGCCACCAAGGGTCAGGTTGCCGGTGAATCCCCCGCCGCCAAAGCTGCCAGACGCTGCGCTAAGGGCACCATTCACTGCCAAGGTACCGCCCACAACGGCATTGCCGGAGACGTTCAGGGTGTTGCCTACCGTCAAGGCGTCCGCCAAGGTTACAGCGCCACCTACCGACAGGGTGGTGTTCATGTGCGCGGCGCCGGATACGCTCAGGGTGCTGTTTACCCGCAGGCCCACCACTACGCTGGAGTTGTTGACTACCAATGGACCGTTGATGGTGGTGGTACCCAGCACAGTGGCGCCGGATACGGTCAGGGTGCTGCCCATATACACGGCGGTCGAGAAACTGGCGGTGCCACCCTTTACGTCCAAGCCGCCCAGCAACGTGGCGTTGCCGCTTACCGATAGGGTGCTGGCGAGAGTGACAGCGCCACCTACCGACAGGGTAGTGTTCATGTGCGCAGCGCCGGATACACTCAGGGCGCCCTGCAGCTGCACAAGGGAGCGGCCAATGACCGTGCCGTTTACGACGAGGCTACCGCCCACCGACAGGGAGCCACTGATACTGGCGTTCCCGTTTACCTGGAGAGTGTCGATAACATAGATGCCGCCCAGCCCGGACGGCATGACGTTGGCGCGCCAGCCGCTGCCGATGTAGAACACATGGCAGGTCGACCGCTCAGGGATCGACAGCGAGGCGGCGCCGTTGATAAGCACCACGCCAGATGGGACCAGCGAGACGGTTGCGCCGTTCAGCGCAGTGATGTCGAAGTAGAACCCGCTGGTGACGCTGGTAGCCGGTGGCAGTGTCAGCACAACGGTAGCCGTGGCCGAGTTGGTGCAGAAGATGTGCTGCGTGTTCCAGGTCGACGACAGCGAAGTCGCAACGTCCAGCTGGCGGGCCTGGCCGAGGATGCCGCCGATGTTCGGCAGGCTGCCCTGTACACAGGCCTTGATCAGGCGCAGGTGGTCGTCGCCCTGGCCGGCAGAGTCAGACGCCAGCGGGTTGGTGGCCACCAGGTCTGCGATGCGGGTACCTACTTCAAGGGCCATGACTTCACCTTACAGATGGGGGCGCAGGCGGCGCGAGGCCCGGCGCTGGACAGATTTTTCCCCCAGGTTATCCAAGACCATTTCCAGTCGGCCTTGTACCTGGGCGGCTTCTGCGAAGTCCTTCATGCGGTTGGCGAGGATGTCGACCTTGGCATGCAGGCGGATCATTTCTTCGCCTTCATTGGTCCAGACGGAGCTGGCCGAGGCGGAAGCGGTCATCGAGTAGATTTTGCTGTACCACACCACGGCGCTAAACGTGCGGGTAGGCACAGGGTCTACCAGCAGTCGGTCGTTGTTGATGGTCCAGTAGGTTGGGTCGCCGGTAAACTCGGTCTGGATGTCGCCAAACTCGCCTTGGGTGCGGTACAGCAGCGGCTGGTTGTCGCGGCCGTACTGCAGCAAGACGTTGCGGATTTGGGATCGGTCAGGGATCAGGGACGCCAGGGGATAGGCGGAAGTGAGGGAAAGGACAACAGTTGCTGGGGAAGCCTCAAGGAACCAGAAATCCGCGTCGTCATAGAACTTGATGGCCGAGAAGATCGCCCGGTCAATTTCAGTTGCCCAGGTGGTCGCATCAACCTGCAGTTCATCCGCGATCCGCGTCCTCAAATCCCCCAAGGTGGCCATGGCCTATATCCCCCGCGTCCCACATATCAATACATTGGCGAATTTGGTTTCGGTTTTGCTGGGCGCTTGGCACCGGCTTTGGGTGCCGGCTTTGCCGGTTTCTTGGTTTTCTTAGGCATGGGTGCGTACCTCCAGCGTTGTTTACAGACATCCGAATCGCCTCATTAGATCATAGACGTTTAAGCCAGTCGATCCCCAGCCGGGCGCTTTCCTCCACAGATAGCATCCGGCGCAGCTCGTCGTACCACAGCGTGGCGAAATCCCTGTCGTGGTACCCCTCAAAGCAGGGAGTGCCCAATGTGTAGTGGATCAGCCTCGGCATGTGCCGTTTAAGCTCGGGGTATTCGATGGCGAGCCAGTTCCAGGTAATAGGTAGACCGCCCACCACTGAATCGTCGAGCCAGGCAAACCGGTGCAGATGGCTGCCGGTGCTGGCGGCCACGTACTCAGGGGTGAGGCAGGCATTGTCGGGGTGGCCGCAGTTCCAGATGATGACGCTGGACCAGTTCTTGCGCGGGTAGTCTTCATTCTTCGCTCCCAGGTATTTCACCGGCTCGCAGGTCTCATACTTGTGGTGCACCACTTGGACGGCCTTGTTGGGGTCGCGCATGTCCCACAGTTCGGCCAGGTCGCTCAGGCACAGCATGTCGCCGTCAGCGAATATCGCATACCCCTGGAAATTGCACAGGTATGGGACCAGGAAGCGGCTGTAGATAAACTCGTTGCTGCCATCCGTATGGCCTTCCACGTAGCCGCCTGCCAGGTTGTTCAGCGCCAGCGGCGTGAAAGCCACGGGCATCGAGCACCGGGCAATCACGCTTTGGCAGAACGTGTGGTAGGCCACGGCTTCGCGGGGGTCGAATCCCACGAACAGCCGGATCATGGGTAGGCCACTCCCATGCGGGTACCGGCGATGACGACCGAGTGGCCTGGGATGGCGCGGAAGTCGGTGATGTCGAAGCGCAGGCGCAGGGACTCCCACCAGAAGTAGGGGTCTTTGACCAGCAGGTGCGCGTTGCGGCCGTCACTCAGGATGCGCTTGGCCTCCCGGCAGGCAATCTGGAAGTAGAACGCCTTGTTGGTCAGGGACGCCAGATGGTCCAGTACGTCGTTCAGGCACAGTGGTTCGATATGTTCGAGCACATCAGTGCAGACCACCAGGTCGGCAGGCGCCGGCTCAGCGGCGAACGCGGGAATGGCGGGGTCGTAATTAGCGAATGCCAAGGGAGAGACGCGCTTTGCGTGGGCCGCAAGGGTGCCCTTGCCGCACCCATAATCGAGTACAGAAGCGCAAGAATGCCTTTGGGCGAATTGTAGAACGTCAGAAAGGTGCTTGTATCCACGTTCGCCATACCCCTCGGATTGCGTGTGCTGGCGGTTGTTCTCGGCGCGGTATTGCTCACTGATTCGCATTGTGGAGACTCCGGTAGAGTGCATCGACTTCTTTTTTGGCTTCGGCCAGGGGGTAGCCCCAGTCGCCTTCGGTCTTCTGACGGTGTAGCTTGACGCTGCCATACCACGGCATACGGTCGCCTTGGCCATAGCGCCAGCTGGAGTAGAGCGGCACCAGCACATGGCATGGGGTGCCCACAGCGCCAGCCAGGTGTACAAGGGTCTGCGCCACCGTCACCACGCAATCACAGGCAGCGACCATGGCGGCCTGTTCATCCAGGTTCGAGCCGTCCGACTCGGGGAAGTAGACGTACCCGTTGGCCTGGGCTTCCTTTTTGGCGAACGGGCCGTACTGCAGCGAAATGGCGGTACCGCGTTTGGCGAACTGCAGGTTGCGGGCAGAGATAGAACGCTGCATGACCCGGGTTTCCTTCGCGCCGCCTTGCCAGGCTACACCGACGTATGGGGGTGGCCCCTGCAGGGCGAACTGGCGGCGCCAGTGGGCCACACGCTCCGGGTCCGGCACAAGGTAAGGGGTGCCCGGGAAATCGCTGTTTTCGCGGCGGAAGAACATGCCAAGGCTGCCCAGGGCCACCGTGGCATCGAACGGCGCTTCGTGGGCGCGCATGGCGGCCTCGTTGCCGTATACGGTGATGCCAAACGAACGCTCCACCAAGTCCATCAGCCGGGGTTCTACTTCGACGACCACTTCGTCGGCAAAGTCGAAGGTTTGGCGCAGCATCGAGAGGAACATGACTTCATCCCCTACGCCCTGTTCGCCATGCACAGCTAGACGTTTGACGCGGGAGCCGTCCCACAGCGGGCAACCGAAATTGCGCCGGGTCGATGCGGTCTGAACTTCCTTGGAGAAGCGGAATTCGTGGTCTTCCCAGGCTGCGGCCCAATTGCCCTGCGTCAGCAGCGCCAAAGCGCGATTCCAGCGCAGGTTGGGGGTGGCCGGGCCGAGGGCAAGGGCCTTTTCGATCAGCTCCAAGGCCAGCTCAGGACGGCCGTGGTCGCTGTATACCGAGGCGATGTTGTTGTACAGCTCCTGCCGTGGCTCCATGGCCAAGCCCTTCTGCCAGGCTGCGATAGCCTCGTCGTAGCAGTTTTCGGCGCGGTAGGCACAGCCGAGGGCAACATAGGCCTCCACCTGCGGGGTGATAGAGACCGAGTTTGACAGCAGGTTGATAGCCAGCCCGTTGCAGCCCTGGCGGACCGCGATGTCCCCGATCAGGAACAGGACGCCAGCGTTGAAGGGTTCTACGTTGAGGATTTGGTTGTACTTGGTCGCGGCAGACACAAGGTCGCCTGCACGGTGAAGCGCTACCGCTTCGTCCAGCAGTTCCTGCAAAACGTTGTTCATCGTGTGGCCCCTTGATCAGTCGCCGTAGGGTTGTTTCGGCGCTTTCTTTTGGCTCGGTTGGACGTTGTTGCTGGGCATTGGGTTGCGGTCAGCCTTGGGGAAGTAGCTTTCCTGGCTGGGTTGCTGTTTCTTCGTTTCGCCGTCGCGCTTGTCAATCATGGCCTTGCCTCCAAAAAAGAGGGGTGCACTAGGCACCCCCAAGCTCCACACGATGTTAGCTCACCGACTCAGCTTTCGTCCATGGTGTAGTAGACCACACCTTGCAGCGATACCGAGGCGGTGGTGGTACCCGAGGTCTTCGAGACTTTCAGGTACGCGAATTGCACAGCTGCGTCGTCCGACAGGCTAATGCGGGTGCCTGGGAAAAACACGTTGGTTGCGCGGATCATCGCGGCGCCGCCAGTGCTGGACACGGTAGCCGTGGCCAGTTGGGCAATGGCGGTAGCCGAGCCGTCGCCGGACTTGGCAAGGAACACGTTGTACACAGACGCGGTGTCGGCCTTGTCATGGAGCCGGATCAGGCAATCCAGCACAGTGGCCTTGTTGGGGATTTTGCACCCCAAGAAGACATCACTTGCAGCTGCGGACGCGGCGCCGTAGCTGAATACTTCGCATTGCACGCCAGTCTGGTAGCCCTTCGGCTGTACACCAGGCAGGGCGGCGTTACAGGTGAAAGTTGCCATTTTCCCTTACCCCTTAGCCGAGGACCGGCGCGTAGCCGACCAGTGTGATAACAGCATAGTCAGTGCTGTTGAATTGGGCTTTCTTCATACCAAAGATCATGCCGGCCTCTACGCCCAGCTTGTTCTTGTAGTCGAAGAGTTCTTCGGTCCAGCTCACGCTGGAGCCACCGTCTTGACCATAGCCCAGCAGGACGGCTTGGGCGCCGACCAGAACAGCGCGGCGGAAGTCCGCTACGGTGCCGCTGGCGGGAGTACCGATGCCGGTCATGTCAGGCAGACGGGTGGTTTCGTGGAAAATCACGTTGTTGTAGACGCCGACGGCGCCAGTGAAGATCCCCGATTCCTTGCCGCCTTGCACCTTGGCTTTCTCGATATCAGCCCACTGGCCGGTCGAGGTCTGCCCACGCAGCTGATACACAGCGTTGGTGTGCAGGAAGGCCAAGTAGTATTCGTCGCCACCTTGGCGGATAGGACGAATCATTGGCGAGCGGGTTTTTGCGATGGCCACGGCGCGGTCGAAATCGCGCAGGGTCAGGGCGTGGGTGGTGGTTGCCGACAGAGAGGCGGCGGTGGTGTTCGGATCCGGGTACAGCACAGTGGTCGGCGCCAACGCGGCTTGGTTGCCGGTGTAGCGAACGTCGGTCACCCCGGTGTTACCGGACAGCTGGTTGAAGAACGCCGTATCCAGACGGCCAGCCCACCAGTCGGTCAGACCCATGCGGGCTTCTTCACGAACGCTGAACGGTACACGTTGCTCGCTCATCTTACCGGCCGAGCGCACAGCGTGGCGCAGCTGGTCGATGTACAAGTCATCGGTGTAGGTGGTCAGCATTTCTTCGCTGCCTTCCAGCGTGTTGTCGCCAAGCACGCCGTCGCCTTCCAGCTGCATGCGCAGACCACAACGAATGCGGTCGCCCGGGCCTTTCTGGAGGTCGGTTTTCAGGTAGACGACGCTGTTGGTGTCGGTACCGGTGAATTTGCTGAACCACGTTGCTTTCAGGGCTTCATGGAGCAGTTTGCGGCTCCAGACCTTTACAGCAAGGGGGTGGTTTACCCCGTAGTTTGTATCTGCCATGACGGCTTTCCTCAAAGAGATTCGATTGGTTGCGAATATCGTATCGGTAGACGCCCGGCTTGACGTATCACGGGGACGAGCGCACGGTTATCCATGCGAGGGTTTCATACTCGCATATACCTTTTTGATCTACAAGGGGTTATCACGATGAAAGTTCACAGACTGGCACAGTTGGTCATCAGCAAGGCTGAGGACGGCTTGTGGTACGACCACGACGAGCGGGCGTATGACGAGAAGGGCTGGGGCTTTGCCTTCCGGCTGTTTGCGGGCGACGTGGTACGGCCAATCACCCGTCCGCGCTACTGGTTCGCCAAGGACGTGCCCAGCAAATGGAACGAGTTCGACCCGAAATACCACATGGTGTTGAAAGGGTGGACCCCAGTGGCACCGTTCCTTTCGGTGGCACTGGGGCGTTTCGGGTTCTACATTGGGTTCAAGGTTTTTGACCTATCCCCGGAGAAGTACCGGCCAATGGTTGGAGACGCTCAGTATCCCGGTAGCCAAGCTCTGACTCCTTCTGCGACAACCCGGGCGACCCGATGGAAGTGACCTGCAGTTGCGGGCAAGGAAGCCCGCCATGGCCGTCCACCGCTGCGCATACCAGACACCGTTTATCCATGACTTTGCCCGGCCCTTGTGCGCCAGCTGGGGGGTAGCGCAGTTCGAGCAACAGCTGCAGTTCATGGATGGCCTTTTCGATATCCTGCCGACCCTTGCCGCCCGGCTGATTGTGCCGGGTCACCCGCTTGACCACGACAGCCTCCAAATACTGGAGCCGGTTCGCTTCGATGAATTGCACAGGTTGGATCGTGCCGTTCCGGTAGTGGTTTCCGCCCACTTGCGTGTCCAAGGCGCTCATGGTCAGAACGCCGGACGCTGGACGGAGCCGCGTTCCATTTCCTTGAAGAATGCGTCAAATTCTTCGTTGGTCATCTGCGCCACCTGCTTGGCCGACATTGGGCCTTTTTCGTCCGGCGCCTTGCCTGCTGCTGGCAGGTTGGACAGGCTGGTAGGCGCCGCTTTCGGCAGCTGGCCTTGTGGGGCCTGTTGCTGCGGCGGTGCTGCTTGGAAGCCCAGTGCCTTGGCGATACCGAACATGACTTCGGCCGGGTTTTTACCGTTCTGCTTGGCGTTGATAGCCACGCCTTGATAGTCCCGGGCCAGTTGCTGGCGTGCCTGCTGCTCGGTAGCCCCGAACGCCATGTACTCGGCAACCTTGACAGCGTTGTAGTGCTGCAGGGCGGCGTCGTAGTTCGGTTCGGCCTGCCGGAAGGTGGCTTCTGCCGCGTTCACTTCGTGGGCCAGCGCTTGTTGCTGAGCGGTCGCGTGGCTGTTGCCAGTCAGCTGCTGGATGGTCTGGTTTTGCTGCTCGATCACACGATTGAACTGCTCCACCAGCCCCTTGACGTGGCCTTCTGGATCGTCGACAAACGCCGGGATTTCAGGCGCTTGTGGTTGTTGGGCCTGTTGCTGCTGTTGTTGCTGTTGCTGCTGGGCCTGTACCTGCAGCTGCAGGAACTGGTTCATGCGCTCTTGCAGGATGCGGTTCTGCTCCTGCTCGGCTTGGCGCCGGGCGCGTTCTTCCTGCAGGGCGCCAAGGGGCACAAATTGCTTACGGCCTTGGGCAGCTTGGTCGGTTTTGGCCGGATCGGCTTCGTCAGCGTCGTCAGGGAGCTGGTCGACGGCGCCGGTTTCCGGGGCTTCGTCCAGCAACTCAGGACCAGCGTCAGGCAGGGCGGATTCGTCGACGATATCTTGGCCAGCGAAAAACGACGAGGTATCAAGGCCTTCTTCGGCCATGAGGACAGGGCGGAACTTGAACATGTGGGTGTTTCCTTTTGGTGTGGTTAATCAAACCAGCAACGCGAGCATAATCATGTCGTCATCGCTGTATTCGTCTTCCTCAATAACCGGTCGAATGAACGGCGCGGGTAGTGGGGTCGGCGCAACGGTCAGGTGAGTGACCATCGACATTGGTGCCACTTTAGCCACCGGAGACTGTTTCTTGGGCGGCTGGAGTGGTTCGAGTATAGCATCCATTGGGTTGACAGGTTCAACCGTGGGGATGATGAACTTTTTGCGTACCCGCGATGCGCCACTGCCGGCGCCCGGGTCTTGCTGGGTGGCAGGCGGTGCCGGGGCCAGCACAGTACCAGTAGCAGCTAGCTGGGCATTCTCCAGCGTTTGTAGGAATTGCCCTACAGCCGGGGGCAAATCTGTGACCGTCCCATCACCGCTCAGGGTGGCATCGGCCAACGTGCCGCTAAAGGTGCCGGCGAGCGGAATAGAGCCTTGCGCGGACAATGCGACGGTGCTCAGGGTGTTGCTGAATGCCCCGGTCAGCGGCACCGCCCCTTGGCCATTTACGGTCATGGTACCGAGGGTGTTGCTGAATGCCCCGGTGACAGCTGGGAACGCCGCGCTGCCGGTGGCCGTCAGGGTAGCGTCGGCCAGTGTGTTGCTGAACGCGGCAGACAGTGGGATGGCCCCGGTACCCGCCAGCGTGAGCGCGCCCAGCGTGTTGCTGAACGCGGCATTGCGAGGCGATGACCCCACCCCGGCCAAGGTGAGCGCTGCCAGCGTGTTGCTGAACGTGCCGGTGGCGACCCCTACTTGGCCCGTACCAGACAGCGTAAGCGCGCCCAGCGTGTTGCTGAACGAACTGGTGTGCGGCACAGCTGCTACGCCAGCGAGCGTCAGGGCGGCCAGACTGCCACCGAACGACCCGTTGCGCGGCGACGTGCCTACGCCAGCCAGCGTAAGCGGGGCCAGCGATTGGGCGAAACTGCCGCTAATGGACAGCACTGGCGGCGTGCCAAATGTTAGGCTAGTGGTACCCAGCTCGAAGAAACTGGCATGGTTGGTCACTACCGCGTTCGGCGTGGTGTTTACCGTGGTGCCACCCCAATACAGGCCGCATTGGAGCGCTGTGCCGACAGATTGCGTAAACAGGTTCCACAACTCGCATACCAGCACGTCGCCGGCATCCGCCGACAGGGTGATGGTGGACGTGATACTGGCTTGGTTGACCCGAATCGACAGCGCGGCGCCCGGCTCCACGTCACCGGCCATGGCCAGCGCGTCCACCAGCGTGCCGACCTTGGTGCCGGTGCTGGGGCGCCAGACATAGGCGTTGATCC